TGTATCAGCTTCTCGGCGGCTTGCCGGGGGTTCAGGTCGAACAGCTTGGCGGTGAGGTCGATGGCATCTCCATTGGCTCCGCAGCCAAAGCAGTAATAATAGGTGTCGTTCAGCTTCATGCTGGGGTCGCTGTCGGAATGGAACGGACAGCACACCATGCCATGGCGGTCGGGCTCCATGCCGTACATCTCTCCCACCTGCCGAACGGTGATGGCGGACTTGACAGTTTGATACAGACTCAAGGGCATTCCTCCTTTGTTTCGTGCGCTGCACCAGAGTCCCCAGCGTGGGAAATCTGGTGTTTTTTGCTTCCTGCCTGAATATACGGAGAATTTTGCTGAAAGGGCGAAAAAGCGGCAGAACTGCAACGGAAAAAGAAAAAAGCCCTCACTGGTTGCAGGGCTGCAACAGCAAGGGCGGAGAGGAAACCATATATTGAACAAAACGGCAGAGCGTATTATAATGAGGAAAAAGCTCAAAAAGGAGGGCCGACCACATGGCACAGGAATATCTGCCCGCACCATCCAACATCCGTCTTGCGGACTTGATGAAAGAGCACGACATCAGCCAACCGGAGCTTGCCAAGGAAATCGGCTGCTCCAAGAGCACCATTAGCCGTTTTATTAGTGGTGCAAAAGGGACCCTGACCCATGAGCAGGTGCTGAAGATTGCAAGGCTGTTCAACGTGTCCACAGATTTCCTGCTGGGAGAAACCAACATCCCCGACCGCAAAAATTACGACATTGCCGAACTGGGCTTGTCTGTTGAAGCCGCAAAGAACCTCTACACAGGGCGTGTCAATACAGAGGTGGTCAATCTGCTGCTGGAAAACGCCCGCTTTGCAGAGCTTACTTACCGCATAGCGCAGTATTTTGATGATACTTTTGCGTCCGGAATCGCGGCACGGCGATATACTTTCACCTGACAAAAAGCCGCGCCAAAAAGGCCGAAGAACAGGCCATGGATAACCTGTGGCTGGAACTGCCGTGGTGGTTTATATGAAAAGTCGTAAAATGGTCTTTGCTCTTTACAATGTTGTGTACCAAAGGGATGCTGCGACCCCTTTGGAAACCCAAGAGAATACGGTGGAGGTATAGCACACTAGGGACAAGTGTGCTATACTCAACTTGAAATATGTCAACGATTCGGGAGGTTAATCATGGATTTTTCTTCGATGAGCGGTTTGGATTTTGAGCGTTACTGCGCGAACTGTCTGCTGAAAAAGGGCTTTACCAAGGCAGAGGTGACCTCTGGTTCCGGTGACCATGGTGTTGATATTATTGCGGAACAGAACGGTATTCGGTTTGGTATTCAATGCAAACTCTATCAGGGTCAGATTCCGAACAAAGCAGTGCAGGAAGCTTATACTGGTGCTTCTTTCTATGACTGCGATGTTGCGGTTGTTATGAGTAACTCGAAACTGACAAAGCAAGCTGATGAAGAAGCACGAAAGCTTCGAGTGAAATTTTGGAATGTCGCTGATTATACATCGGAAGAAGTGATTCCAGAAAGTCTTTGTAGTGAAGCTTTTAATAAGTTGCAAGAGCAGAATTCAGCATGGAAAAGACCTGTCGAACCAACCAGTTATCAAGAGTATATTCAGGAGCAAGAAAAGCTAGAAAACGAAACGGAGAAATTAATCAAAGATAAACTTTCGACTTCACCAAAATCACTATCCTCAAAAGTTGCAGTGACTATGCTGCAAAGTTCATGTCAGTTTTATAAATTTTCAGAAGCTACAGAATGGATATACAATAGAGGCAATAATCCATGGAGATGCATAATTCGCTCCATTGAATGTTACACTGCCGAGTTAGAACGAGTAAAAACAGAAATAAACGCAAAAAGTCTGTTTCTTGGAAAGCTGAAATATATAAAAGAGCTTCGGGACTATTTGAATTCTCCTTCCTTATTAGGGTCTTTTGAACGCGACTGTAAAGAAATGGCTGGAATTCAAGAAATGTACAAATCTGGTTCTGCACAAGAATGGAGGCTCCAATCTATTGACTCACCGGAATTCGATTTGAAATACTGGGCAGCAACATATTGGGCAGAGCAATACCAGATTATGCTATCACTTATTAAGGACGTATTCGATAGTCTAAAAGATAATGAAATACTTCAGATTTCAGAACAATTTTCCAAATGCTGGTATCCATATGGGACACCAGCATGGGATATGTTTGACTCGTTAAAAAATTCAATCAAAGAACTGTTTGAAACTTGGACATGGCTTATTGGAAAAGAAAGTGATTTTTGCGCCCAATGGATACCGTGGATAGGAAACGACTCTGCGCGAAAAAAACTCATGGAACACTATTCATTTAGAAAATGTGTGTTAGAAAACGTAATAGAGTATCGTGAAAGCTTCGAAAATAAAAGATTGAAAGAGCAAGAACAGACGAATACAGAATGCAAACTTAACGAATATCAGGCGCAACAGGAAAGAAAACGGAAAGCAGAAAAGCAGAGTGAACTCGAAAAGCGAGCAAAAAGCAAAATTGACCAAGCACAAAAACAGATTGGAGAACTTTTAAAGCAAAAGAAATCGTTTACGTTGTTCAGGAAGAAACGTGATGCTGAACTTGATGCGAAGATTGCTGTGCTGGGTAGACATATTGAGCAAGTGAAGCAGAATCTTGCTGATGAACTTGAAAAGTGCGGGCAGGATGAAGAAAAAGGTGAAAAGTGCTAAAGCCAGATATTCTGAACTGCATCGGTGCAGCTAAAATGAAACAGGGTTTAATGGAGTCAATGAATCGATAAAAGAAATACCAGAAGGTAATAATGTCATGATTGAGAAAAAAATTAGAATTTCGTCAATTCAAATAAAAAATTTCAGATCAATAAGAAATATAATTGTTTACCCAAAAGATTTTAATATCTTCGTTGGGTTAAATGATGCCGGAAAGTCCAATGTCCTAAAGGCGCTTAATTTGTTTTTCACGGGAGAAACAGATTATGGACAAAAATTTTCATTCAAAAGAGATTTTACATATCTCTTTCCTGAAAAAAGCCATTCGAAAAAAGAAGTGAAGATAATCATAAAATTTGACATTCCGGATACATATACAGAATCCGGAGAATATACGTGGGAAAAAACATGGGGAGTTGAAAATTACGCTACTGAAAAAATTATAAACCCTGAAGGAAATAACCCAAATCCAAAATCAAGAGTTCCAGGTGCATTACGGCGGATAAAATATCGTTATGTTCCTGCTGTAAAGAGTCAAGATTACTATAAAACCTTGCTGGGCGATTTATATACAGCGGTTTTCTCATCAATTGATAATCCACTAGCTGAATCAGTTAACGTCTTTTCAAGTGCACTAAAGGACTATACTGGCGATCTTAGTTCAAATATACAAAAGCGCCTTGAAATGGAAAGCATCCTTTCATTTCCGGATGATTTGAACGACATCTTTAAAGCGCTTGTTTTTGAAACGAGTAGCAATTCAAGTGCTATGCATATACCGCTCACTTCACGGGGTGATGGAATACAGGTAAGACATATTCCTGTCATTTTGAAATACATCGCGCATGAAGATCAAAAGTCCCGAAATAAAGGTTCTATGAAAATTTGCACAATATGGGGATTTGAAGAACCCGAAAACGGACTTGAACTTCTAAAAACATTCAAGCTTGCAAATGAGTTTGATGAATACTCAAAAGAAATTCAAATGTTTGTAAGCACACATTCCCCGGCTTTTTATATGAAAAAAGAATCAGAATCTTCAAAAGTTTTCTTTGTCTCAAAGAATGCGGGAAGCGATGAAACCGAAATATTTACAGGAAAAGACAACCAGGTACTTGCTGATAGTATGGGGCTAATGCCCTTAGTTGCGCCATTTATAAAAAGCGAATCCCAAAAACTGCTTGAAGCAGAACAAATCTATAAAAAGAATATTTTGACAGATGTTCCTACAATTCTTGTTGAAGGAGAAACAGATATCGAATACTTAAAAATAGCAATTACAGAACATTCTGAGTCTTTGAGCAGCATGTTGAACGATGGCAAATTAAGAATCATTTGCAAAAACGATGGTGCAGGGACAAAAGTTTTAGAGGACTGGGTCTTTGCATGGATTTATAGTGGATTCAGAAGTAAAATCATGGTTCTATTGGATAAAGATGAAGCTGGTATTAAAGCTAGAAACGATATAATTGAGAATGAAATCTATAAAAGCCGTCAGAATGCAAGTCATCTGAAAGTGAATTTTATTGAGCCGTCAAATGAAATTATGCTAATTCGTCAAAAGCACATACTATTTGACTTTGAAATCGAGCATTTACTATCTACAACTTTTTGGAACAAAATGACCGATGCAGGGCTGACACAAAAAAGATCGGATAAAAGTTTATGTCGAATGTTTTCAACTTTAGTGCCACGCAATAAAACATTAGATGAGGTCATGGTAGAGCTTATTGAAGATGAGAGCATTCGAAGTACAATATTAGAACGCGAGCCTAAAGATAAAAAGAAAAATAAAATTGTTGAATTGCTGAAAAAAGACGAGAATAAAAAAGCTGTAACTGAAGGATTTTTAAAAACTGTCCAAGAATTGGAGAAATTTTTCTGTTCATGATGATGAGAATCTAAGGAATTTTCAAATTTATTCGCAATCTTTCAAAAGCAAGCCTTGATTTGCAACGCAAAATGCGTTACAATAAAGCCGAGGTGATAACCATGGAAAAAACGATGACACTCAATCTTCGTGTCAACCCTACTGTCAAGCAGCAAGCCGAAGATGTACTGAAGCAGCTCGGCATCCCGATGGCAACAGCCATTGATATGTACCTGCGCCAGATCACCCTGACTGGCGGCATTCCCTTTTCGCTGTCCCTGCCGAAGGCTCCTGCGGCTCTGAACGCCGATACCCTGACCGATGACCAGCTCCATGCAGCCTTGCAGGTGGGCATCAAGGAGATTCAGAACGGTGATACCGTGGATGCTGCAAGCGCATTCGCACAGTTCAGGGAACAGCACCGATGAAGCAGTATGACGTGAAAATTTCCTATGCAGCCCTCAGCGATATGGAGCAGATCTACAGCTACATTGCTGACCGTTTGCTGGAGCCTGACACGGCTATGGGGCAGCATAACCGCATTGCAGAAGCCATCCAGTCGCTGAACATCCTGCCGGAACGCTGTGCGCTGGTGGAAAGTGAGCCGGAGCGCACCCAAGGACTGCGGCAAATGCTGGTGGACAACTACTCGGTGTTCTACATTGTGGGCGAGGATGCCGTGTCGGTGGCGCGTGTGCTGTACAGTGCATCCGACCTTGTGCGCCGTCTGCGGAGAATGAAGTAAGGAGGTGCAGCCATGACCGCCGTAATCTACGCTCGCTATTCCAGCGACAACCAGCGCGAAGAATCCATCGAAGGCCAGATTCGTGAATGTACGGCCTACGCCGAAAAGAACGGCATCACTGTGGTCAAACACTACATTGACCGCGCCCTTTCCGCCAAAACCGACAACCGCCCGGATTTCCAGCAGATGATCAAGGACAGCGAAAAGCGGTTGTTTGACATCGTGCTGGTCTGGAAACTTGACCGTTTCGCCCGAAATCGTTACGATTCGGCACATTATGAGTACCAGTTGGAACGAAATCATGTCAAGCTGGTATCTGCCACGGAGCCTATCTCTGACAGCCCTGCGGGTATCATGGTCAAGAGTATGCTGACTGGCATGGCCGAATACTACTCGGCAGAACTTTCTGAAAAGGTCGTGCGCGGCATGACCGAGAATGTTCTGAAAGGCAAGTACAACGGTGGTACAGTTCCCATCGGCTTCAAGGTGGACGAGGAAAAGTTCTTTCAAGTCGACCCGCTGAAAGCTCCCTTTGTGGTAGAAGCCTTCCAGCGGTACAACGATGGCGCAACTATGAAGGAACTGATGAACTGGCTGAACGACAGTGGCGTGACCACCAACCGCAACCAGAAATTCACCTACAACAGTGTCTGGAAGCTGCTGTCGAACCGTCGCTATATCGGAGAGAACCGTTTCAAGGACATCGTAATGCCGGATAGCATCCCTGCCATCGTGGACAAGGAGCTGTTCGACCGTGTGCAGGCGAAAATCGAAAAGAACCGCCGCGCTCCTGCCCGTCACAAGGCCGAGGACGATTACTTGCTCACCACCAAGCTGTTCTGCGGAATGTGCGGCGCGATGATGTTCGGCGAGTGCGGGACGGGTAGAAACAAGGTCGTTCATCATTATTATAAGTG